AGTTTCTCTTTGAGTTCCTCATACGATTTAAAATTACTTGCCTCTAAGAATGGTTTTAAAGGATATTGTTTTTCCCATATTGCTTTGATGTTGTCATCATTTTCAGCAATAGGAGAAGTTCCTTCAAATTCTGATTTGTCATAATTCCAGAAACCATCAACCTTTCTAATTTTCAGTTTAAAGTTTGCACCTTTCCAGAAATCAAATGGGTTAATTGGTGTTTCATCTTCAAACGCTGGTTGCATTGCTTCAGTAATCTTGTCAAATATTTTCTTCCCAAATTTGAACAATTTTACTTGACCTTCGTTTTCTGGATGTGTTGGGTCTGATACGATTAAAACATTTGCATGATAAGAAAGTTTTCTTTTACGATTTCTAGCAATGCCTTTATCTGATTCAGAACCAGTATTCCACAATCTTGTGTTTTCTTCTGACACTGGGTCTTTATGACCTAATGTAGTTAGACTGTTTTCAATATACCAACCACCAGTTCCTTGAAATGCATGATTCCATATTCTGACCCATGGCATATCTTCATCAGCAGTCGCTGGTAAAAATCTTAATACTGCATACCCATTACCTGTTTTATCAAGTTCTGGTTTCCAATATCTGTCATCTTGGTATTTGTTTTTGTTTTTAGAATCCTCGGGACTGAGGTTTTCTTCTAGTGCTTTAGTTAGTTTGTCAAAACCACTAGATGATGTTTTTAATGATTCAAAGTCCATATATTACTCCGTATTTTAATATTATTGTATTGTTTATATTTTCGTATAGTAACACTTGTTACACTACTATTTATAATAGTTTTAACACCATTATACATCTATTTTGATAAAATGTCAAGCATGGTTGGGTATGTAATATATTCAACATTCTTACTATTTCTCCATCCGTCAATAACAACATTGATATCATCACTTGTTCCTACTGGCTTTTCATTTACTTTATAGAATTTTATATTTGGGTAACCTGTAAACATAGCATTCCATTGTAGAATCCAGTTATCTGCTGGTGTTCTACCATTTTCTGGTGATACATAGTGTTTTGTTCCTTTGTATATATTGTTTACTAAATGATTGGTACTCCATAAATCGTGTCCTATTAAAAAGACTTCTTTTAAATCTTTTATTTGTTCTACTGCAATTCTACCACTAGTAGCACCGGCTGCCCATCCTAAATCTTTTTTATAGTTTTCAATTAAATCTGTTATGTTATTTGAGTTATCTGGTTTATTCATCCAACTAACATTAATTGCTGAATGACTTACTGTTTTTTTAATAACTTCTTTTGTTTTACCTTTTGCCTTACCACTTTGAATTATCTTCGCAAGACCTGATAAATTAGAACCATGAAATACAAATTCATCTGCATTTGTTCTTTTGTTTTCTATATGGTCATCATAATAATCTTTTATTTCATCTCTTGTTATCTTATCAACAGAACCATATATCATCATCTCATAATGCATAGCAGGAACTTTTGTCCAATCTCTAAACCATGCTTCATTCTCTTGACAATAACCACTATTGAATATTTCATGACATACACCATGGTCTACTGCAACTAAAACATCAGGTGTAAAATCTCTATACAAAGCATTACAACCATATATTTTACCATGAGGTCTTAATTGTTCTAAATCAAAACCCTTTCTACTTTCACCATTACCTATGCAAAATACTCTACTCATTACTTTCTTTTATATTTGTTATTTTAGATAATTTAAATCTAGATTTTATATCTTGTTTTGCTTCATCTAATGTTAAATTTCTTAATGCAAATAGATAAGTTTTTTTACCATCTAATGTGATGTTATATTTTTTATATATTGTTTTATGTTCCATAATTTATTCCTTTCTTGGTTCTGGTATAGACTGTTCATTACTTCCCCAAACTTCCATAGGTCCTAATGTTACTGAATGTGTAGCACAACCTGTTAGTAATAATAATGTTAATATAATTAATAGTTTCATTAAACACAACCTGTCGGTTTCGGTAAGCCACCATACTTGGCAATCTTCTTCATTGGTCCTGATTCAAACACTTCATAAAGTTTACTCGCCTTTCTGTCCATACCAAATTCTTTTGCAAAGATTCTAACTGCTGGGACTGTACCTGTTTCACTATACATTTCTCTTGCTTTATCAATGTACATTTTTATTTCATCTGTGATTTCTATACCATCCGTTTTAGCCATTTCATACATGACTTCTTCTGACCAATCACTTTTATTTAATAAAAATCCATCTCCATCTCTATCACAACTTTTCATAAACTTACCTCAATATATCTGTTATAAATTGTTAAAACCCAATCTGTATAAAAGTGATAGTGTATAATTCCTATAAACATAATTGTAGAACCTACTACATTGACCACAATTAATGACCAGTCTTTCCACATTGCACCTACGATTAACCAACCTGTTATACCTATAAATTGAAAGTACATATTATATGGATATAGATTCATTGCTGTTGTTATTGCACCGAATATTAATACTATACTTGCAAACCATTTAATATACCAATCTAGTCCTGTAGGAACTCTTGTGTCGTGTACCATGTTTTAAACTCCGGGTCTTTATCAAATTCTTGTAATAACTCTTGTTGGTCTACTTTTCCATTTCTAATACAATCAGCAAGTAATTGCCACTTTTCTTCTTTAGTATATTTTTTTAATTTTAAAAAATCACTCATAAAAACACCTCTCTTAATATTAATTTAGTTTCTGTTTGATTAAACCTTAAAAACGGTTTAAATTTAGTTATCTTTTTATAGAAGTTTGGCCATACAATTTTATCTGTTATCTTTTCTTGCCAATCTTTTATAAAATTTAAATGATAATCCATAATAATTAATGTTTCTGTACTAATCTTATTTCCAATACAATGTCGTAAAAGTATTGGATGCTGGCCATCACGAACAATAACAACATCGGTGGGCATAATACCATCCATATCGCAAGTAGTAAGTATTCTAGAGCAATCTTCTTTGAAGAAGTAGCTACTCGAATCGGTTCTCCTTTTGTATTGTAAATATATTTCATGACTTTCTTTCTCTAATAAACTTCCTGACCATGCCTTATTCTTTTTGACAAAATTTGCAATCATAAAATCATCTATTTCATCTTGATTATACTTTACACTTAACTTGTGAAACATGTACCTGTCATTTCTTTTTGTAAATGTTTCTAACTTAGTGTGTATCATACCACTATGTTCTGTATAATCATACTTGTCTGTGGTGAAATGTAATTTATATGCTAGATACTTTCTATAAACTGCAAAACCATCATAACCTGTCATAAAGGTAAAGTACCACCCTTTTCAATTAAATTTAATCCTTGTGCCTCTATTGTGATTTTTTCTTTTAGACTTTTAGATACATACTTACCAACTTCTGCTGGGTCTATAGTATTTTTATCACAATAATAGAGAATAGCATCCATGTAAGACATGTCTCCATTTTCTCTTTTTATTTGTTCTATCTTTAGACTGAATTGTTTGGCGTTCATAATATAACCTTTAATAAAAATTTGGGGGTGTATTTCTGTGTACCGAGCATACACCAAGCTCCGGCACTTCGTAAAGTGGTAGAGTGCCTAAACTATTTTACCTCTTGTAATTGTGGATTAACTGTATCATAAAAAGTTTGAATTGCTTTTTGTAATTCTTCTTCATAATCTTTAGGTTCTTTCACAAAAGACTTCATTGAACCATCTTCTGCAGCCATTAATATGACTATCTGTTCTATTGGTTCATTATAAGTTTCAGCATACATCATTGAGTATGCTGTACATTGTAGAAAATAGTTATCTACCCATGCTTCTATTCTTTCTTTGTTTGCTGTTTTGAAATCAATAACTGATAGTTTTCCGTTATATTCTGCAATACAATCAACTTGACCTGCAATAGTCAATTTAGGACTGTACATAATTTCTTCTACTAATCTAATGTTATTAATTTGGTCTAGATAGGGTTTCATTAATTTAAATAACCCTAATGGTAGGACATCTCTTATGGATGGTGTTTCGTTCTTCATGTATTGTTCTACTAATGTGTGTAGAGATTTACCTCTGTTTGCACATCTTCTCATTTCCCAATTAGCAACATTTTCGCCAATTGATTCACGCCATTTAGTTAGTCCTTCGGACTTTCTCATGCTCAATACTGAAGTAACAGATGGATAATGTGTTCCATCTATTTCGTAAAATCTGTGACCGTTTATCTTCTTACCTTTTGTTTGAGGTAGAATCTTTTTGTCTATATCTGTATGTATAAATTTCATATCTGTTCTCTATTTATATATTGTATTTACTTATTATATACCAACCAACCCTAAATGTCAAGGCTGGTTGGTATACTATTATTTATTAGAATGATATACCTAAACTAAATGTAGCATATGTTGTGTCTACATATTTAGATGTACCTGTTGAATCTGAATCGTTTTTACCGACTTCTAATCCGAAATCTATATCACTAATTGTTTTATTATAATTGACTTTAGTTACACTTCCTTTTAAGTCTTTACCCCATTCACCATAACTTAATGATAGGTTATTTGTAAAGTCTATTGTAACTTCTGCCCATGAATAATCTTGTTCTGTTGCTGTTTTATAATTTCCCACAGAATAGTCATATGATATACCACCATAAGAAAGTCCTGTGTTAAATTCTTCATAATCGGAATCAAAATTATCACTATAATAATATCCTGTTACACCGGCATAAGAATCAAAACCTAATATTTTAAATGTTGTTCCTAAATAAACATCCATTTCAATACCTTGGTCTACATCTGCCATCCATATTCCTGCATAGGAACTTTTTGTATCTATATCTGCACCAAAACTTACTGCTGATTCAGATTGAAATACACCTCTATACCAATAGTCTGACATATAACCTATGTTATAACTAACTGGTGAAGCTTGTGATGGTAAACTACCTAGTAGTAACAATACCATTAATATTTTTTTCATTTTGTCTCCTTGTTATTTTGGATATACTGAAGGTCCTGTTGAAGATGATTTTGTAAATTCTGGATAAGCATCCAGTCCACATTCGGAGATATCAACTCCTAAATCTTCATCTTCTTCAGATACTTTCAATCC